TATTTGATGGAGAAGCCGCTTGATTAATATCATTAGTATTTAATCCAGGAATAACCATTCCATCATTAGATAAATTCTGCTGCATTTGCTGAAATAGAACATCAAATACTTGTTGAATAGCAGGGGTTAAATTCCCATCTTTATCTACAAAAGATTGTCTTGTAAAAAGCGGGACTTTCATTGTGTAATACTCATTACGCCATCAAACGCATGCCATGGCCCTTTCCCCCAAAACCTAAACTGAGGGACAAAATCATTAGCACTCCCCAAACTCCACCAATTTAATATATTTCTTCTTTGACCGCTCAAATAAACTGGTCGTTCGACATAACTACTAAAACTTATGCCACCGTTTTTTGAAATTGATAGACCAATTCTAGGCTGATAATTTTTATTATATTCTAAATGAAATTGATCATTCCCTTGTTCAAGAGTAAAAGTTATATTGTTAATAATATACCGCGATGAATCAGGCATCCTAAAATTATTGCATACCCTTACACGCGGAATTTCAAATATCTTTTTATTTCCGTCTTCAAATTCTCCATAATCATAAAATGAATAATCTGAATCCATTTCGTATAAATTTCCATCATTAAAACTTACGAAAAAATAAGTATTATCAAAAAATGCTACTCGTCTAGCTATGTGATAATTCATTTTTTCATCAGTTACATCATAAAATTTTTGAGTATTAAAATCATATATTAAACTGTAATTGTCATTTGGATCATAAAATGTTAATTGATAAATTAGATGACCATTTAATTTTACAAAAAATGCTGATGATGAAAAAGGATTGGTTAAAGTTTGGAATTTAAAATTTATTCCATCTGTAGAAATTTGTTTAATATCTGAACCCGTAGAATACATAATTACAGGACCAGATTTCTCGTTATATCCTAACCACGCTACTATCTCACCAGAGGCCGCAATAGTCGCAGGATTAATACAACCATAGTCAAAATTAATAGAAGTACTACGCTGATAAGGGAAAAAAGTTGCGCCAACATCTGTCCACAACTCTGTAACAGAATTCCCCATAACAAATAATAAATTTCCTCTTCCCGGGAATCTTAAAGCTCCACGCGCGAAATCTGGTTTAGTTTGTATAGTATTAAATACTGGTTCACCAGATGCCCCCCAAAACCAGTTTAATCCATCACCTTCTTTTGATAAGGCCCATCTTGCACTTGATGAATCAGTAGCAACAAATCTGCCATCTTGATAAGTTACATATCCAGCAACAAAATCTTCTGGCAAAACTGCCATCACAAAAGTTTCAGAAATATAATTGTAAATGTATATGTTTTTTTGATCACATATCGCAATCTGATTGGTATTATTCTCATCTATAAAACAATCTCCAAAAAAAGTATCTATTTGTCCTATAAAAGATGATGAATAAGTTTGAGAAGTTTTTCCAGTTTCTGTATATACTTTTATCGAATAAACTCTATTACTTATGACTACTATTAAACTATTGGATTTTATGCTTGTAAATATACCTCTACCATTGCCAGTCTCAAAAATTGTCAGCTTTTTTTTATAACCACTATATCCTATTAGCCAATCATCAGACTGGATCATATTAAACGTTCTACTAGCTAATATTTTAGGATTTATACCAAACGTTGATGAACCAACAATATCCAATTTTTGTTGTAAGCCATCAGCTCTATTTGTTCTCATGGTGGAACCCACCCTTTCCCAATATTTGCTTGAGCATAAATATCAAATGTAGAATTATTTGAGTTGGATTGAAGAGTAGAACTTTTTCTCATTGTAAAATCAATAGGACTAACATCAAATATTTTAGATCGATATGCTTTTAATCTATCCATATTTTGCGGCGGAAAAGTTATTTTATAATCATCACAAATATAACTGGCTAATTCATATTTTAAATACTCAATATAATAATCATCAAAAGTTAATTCTAAATCTTCATTTAAAGCAACCTTATTTAATGAAAATTTACCCCTTAATGTAAATTCGTATCTTTCTTGCGGTGGGAAATATACATATAAATCACAACCATTTTTTGATCTTTCTATATAGTACTGAAAAGGCAACCCAGGAACATTATTAGGTCTTCCAGAACCAAAATATATATCTCTAGTTTGTAAATATAGAGGATATCTTACTGAACCAATATTGTAAGTTACTGTTTCAGCATATATTAAATTTGGGATGAAATATTTTTCTATGCCTACATCAGAAATAAATGTGTAAGAGTTATAGTATGGAATTAATCTATCATCAACAGTCTTAAATTTTAATAAACTATTGAGTAATTTAAGTCCTCTGTTTAGTTCATACCCACTAATTTCTCCAAATTCTTGTGACAAAACACTAGATAAATAAAAAGATTCAGTAATTAATTGGGTTACTACAGTTGACATAAAATAACCTTTAATTAAATTCGCCTAAAATTAATTAGGCGAATAGCACTTAAATAAAATATTCAAACCCACGGACAAATAATGTAGTTGAACCACCAGCAGCAGAATTTTTATAGTCTAAGCTAGGAGCATTACTCGAAAGCTTTGTTAAAAGCTTTATTTGTAATTCTTGAACTACCCCAGCATTTGTGCCAGTAAATCCATCAACTTGCGTAGCAGTTGATGTTGTCGGCCTGAAATTAACATTATTGCCAGCCGCCGCAGGGGTAAAGGAGGCATCAAATGTTAACTCAATATTGTCAATAGACGGTGCTGCCCCTCCACAATTCACTTGAGCAAATGTAGTCGCTGCCCCTGCGCTTAAAACAGATATCCCAGCATCCCAATAGTGCTTCCTCAAATTTCCATTACCCGTAATAGTTGCAGGCAAAAAGTTTCCAGAACCATTTGTCCGCATCCATCCCAATAATCTAAAAGCCCCATATGTCACCCCATTATAAGATGGCATTATAGGCGCAGTGCCAGACAAAGAAATCAATCCAGCAACCGGAACAAAATTTGACGGGTCAAATATCGCAAAAACTGCATACCATGTATTTGCTGCAATAGTTCCAGTATCTAAGCCATTAGGAAGGCCACTAGCACTAGCTAACGAACTTATTACTAAAGGACTAGCGATAACTATATCAAAGGTATTTGTTGAGTCCCTACATTGACCAGTGCCTATTGTTAAAGTATTGACTGTCCCATAGCTAACAATACAATCAGTAACGTATTTTGTGGATAAATTTGAAAGTTGAGTAAAATTAGACATGTATATATACCTTTTAAATTTAAATTAAAGCGGGAAAACATACCGCATACAATTTTCAGCAACTAATGTTGAACCCCATATTTGATCATAACAATACATCCTCATATTCTTAGTCGACCCCAACGTAGCACCCCAATAATGGCGAATAGAAGCTCCTGTTTCTGGGTCACTAGTCGATACAGATGGGAAAGGCATTTGATCTGGAAGTTTTGGCATTGCTAAGTAAAGCGGATTCCCTGACATCAGGCCACCGGCTCGATGACTTGGTAAAAATTTCAATTTCATTCCAGCACGCAAAGAAGTACTTAAATTTTGATTAGCCCCAGGAGTAGATTGAAGAGTAGGGAAAATGTTAACTGTCACATTTCCAGATACGTTAGAAGCTGCATCCCCAATCATACGGATTTGAACAGGTTGCGAACTTACTTTATGCACTGTAAATGTTCTATATCTTAAGTTGGGTTGCCCTGCGACATCGTCAATAAATACTGCTAAATCACCATTTTTTATAGCGTTAACATCAGAAGCAGAAGCACCACTTAATGTTAATTGAGTAATATTGTTCCCGCTTGGGTCATTTGTAGAAACTAATGTTAATGTATCCCCAGGATTACCAGCATTACCTACACTGCCAGCTTCATGGATAGGCAATAAATTTGACTTATAATATTCTACTCCCCCAAAGTTCCCTAACATCCAACTTTGTGCATACTTATCGTTCCTAGTGGGAGCAAATTGATTCATCGCAGTATTAACAATTTCTGAGATGACTGTAGTTGGCAGGATAGCGCATCTGTTTAATTTTGCAGCACCATAATCTTCAAAATTCGAATTTGCTTGTGCTAATTGGCTAACACTATCTATAGCAGTGTAACCATCACCATAAAATCTATATGGGCCAGATGTTGGGTCAACTATTTGGCCAAAATTAGGCAGACCAGGATCCCCATTTACTGTTACAGAACTTGTAAAATTTTTCAAAATATCTGCTTCAATATTGCCGCCTAATTCTTCAATTCGCGCATCGCCAAATTTCTTTATGTAATTTTCAACATTAAAAATAAATTGTTGATCAGTTAATTCGTAAGAAATATTAGCAGCTTGGCTACACGTTAAATTTTGAACACGTTGTTGAGCAGGTTGAGGATTTGCGATCAACCCACTGATAGCAAATGCGCGAGGCGCAAGATCAAAAGAAACAACATCGCCTAATTGGCCAGTTTTATTTTGGAATTCAATGAAGTCTTTGTTAGCCAACATAATCCCGCAATTACTATTCTGCATAATGGCCAATTCGGCCATTTGGTAGGTAATAACTTGCTGGAATTGGTTATCATTTGGATAAGCCATTTTTAAAAATCTCCTAAAAATTAATAGAAGATAATGGCTTTTTATTGATTATTAACGAGTAAACATTTTTCTAAATGCCGCTACGCTCATTGAGCCATTATCCATTTTTACAGGAGAGGAATTTAATTGGTTCAATGGGGCAGAAGGGATTTTAGCATTTTTAGATTCTGAATTTATGTTGATAGAATCAGATAAACTTTTCATCTTTTTGAATGCGTAATCAGAATTTATATTAGCTAATGACGTGAAAGTAACAAGTTTAGATGGATTCTTCGCCAGTTCGTACATTATATGTGCCGTATTGGGGAATTCATTCGCTAATCCAACTACATTGGATATACTTGCCATAGGTAATTGGCTAATAGTTTCTTGGAAATCTGGATAAATATCTTTAGCATTTTGCAATTTTGACATGAATTCATACACTACCCTTTCAGCGTTAGCATTTTGAGTATGTTCATACTGCAATTTGTCACGTTGATTTAGTGTGTCTTGAACTATCGTCTGAATTTGCTCAGGAGTAATATTTACAGATGATTCTGCTTGGTTCCGCTTCATCTCTGCAAGTGTTTGCGCCTTTACTTTTTCAGCGGTGTCATATTTCACATGCTGCACAATTTTATTTACTTCACTCTGCGGTATCATTTTCTCCGTAGGAGTGCTGATATCAACAGACGGAACATTTCCACTGCCTTCATTTTGATCCATATAATCCTCTAATGACTATTTCCCCGTCACGGTTGGCCCACATAGCGTATGTGTAACGACTATTTTTCCCGATAGTTCGGTATTTATTCCCCCATTTAAAGACTGGTGTCTATATTTGCATTATTTGTGCGCAAATAAAATTTTGTCAAGTTAAAGATACTTACTTGCGCATTTTTTTCAATGTTTCAGCTAAATTTGCTCTTTTCCTGGTGGTGGGATTTTTTGATTCTTCAGCTTTTTTTAATTTAGCATCTGAAATTTTAGACCCTTTTTTTACGCGTAATGTTTTTCGTAAAGCACCAGGACTTTTAATAGCATTTTCTATCCAATTATTTTCATTTTTGTTTTTCTTCATGTTTTTCTTATCCCTCATTATTTTCTTCATCCCCCTCATTTTTGATGGATTTGTTTGCTTTCCCGCGCATATGATCATGCTTAAGCAAATCTAAAGCATGTGAATGCTGTTTATCTTTAATACTTACTTGCATATCTACTGCACTACGTAAATTCTGAGCATCAACACGTTTTTCAGCTACCCTTAATTTTGCATCTTCTAGCACTACATCACTTTCTATTTTCATCGTGTCTGCATCGGCTAATTGTTGTTTGATTTCTACCTCTCGTTGTTTTATCTGATATTCAAGAGCCATTTGCTCACCTTTTTGCTGCAATTCAGAGTTCTTGATCGCCGCTGGACTATTTGCTTGCGCCATTTGCATTTGCATTTGCGCCATTTGCTGCTGCTGTTGCTGTTGTTGTTGCATCATTTCCTTCTTTTCTTGCGCAAATTTTTCAACACCTTCTTTCAGCGCATCAATCCCACGTATATCAATATTATCTAGCAGCATCTCAATGCCATCAGGATTAGTGCTTATATACTCATTAATTAACGGCATTGTCTGCATTAACCGATTAAGCATCTCAAACGATCGTGCGCGCTGTATCTCAAAATTCACTCCGGCTTCAACTCTAATTTGTAGACTATTTGGATCATAATCTAAGGATGGATGACCATCTGCATTAACCATCTGGTACATGCGCTTGCTATTAACTCCTTTAATTGGGATTGATCTCGGAGTAGTTATATATTTTGGGATCAGATCAAGCAATATTTGACCAAGCCTGTTCATCGCTTTAATGTAATTAACATGATAAGGGGCGGAGGAATAATTGGATTGCATCGCGCTTTGTGCAATCGCTTCCCCGCTTAAATTATTACCAGGGTTAGATAACGACGCATCATAATTGCCCAAAATAGCACGGGTCATCTCATCGCTTACCGTAAATGTCCCGGCAACTTCTGGCGGCATCCCCACCCTAGGAACTGTCTGCGGTTGAGGAAGTTGAACATCAGGGTTATTATCTTTATAAGCATTGTAGATAAGTACCGACGCTTTTTGAAAATCTATGTAAGCATCCTTGTATTCTTCCGGGATTCCCTCTGCGCATGCCATTAATTTGTGTTGAATCATATTTTCGATTTCGTTGCCAACAGTATTCCCCGCGAGATTTTTTAGTTTCTGAATCCCCACCGCGTTATATACATACGGGCGCGTTAGCTGATAACTATCACAATTATTTGATCTAATATTAACCGAATTCCCATCGACGAATATAAGTGGGAAATATTGATAGTCTGTCTCTTGGTACTCTATGACATTATCTTGCGTTATTATATGCCGACATATAGTTATAACTTCCGCTTCTCTTTCAGCTACTATTGCTGGGGCTTGTAAAATAGAGTGCATATTCCACGCATCAACAAATTTATTGTAGATTTTTTTATCTATTACTTCCCCTGTTATTAATTGGACAATCTTTTTCTTTTTGATCTTTTTTGAGTAATAATCACCAACCAAAATATATTCTTGGCTATTATCTCCTTTATAATTCCAGTTGAACCCCTCTAAATATGGTATGAATCGTATATTTTTTGTGTATTTTTTCCCAAATTTTGATTCGAATTCTTCTCGCGTGTATGGATATAACTCGCAGCAAAAATCGCCATCACCTTTGTGGGATAACCGTGCTTTTTGGTCAAAAACACATAGCGTAGGATCAAATGCCCTTTTTACAAGTATGTTTTGGTCAAAAGAATTATTATTTGCGTAATCTGTATATACCTTCATGACACTAAAACCACCTACTAATTGGTCGGTGAAAATATCATATTCAAGGTTGTCCGCGTTAGAATCCGCCATTATTGCGCGGATATAACCTTCAATTGTTTTGAGCTGATTTATATCAAATTTGTCTGCATTTTCTAGAATATGAACCGAAAGAGATGGTTCTTGTCTTGCAAATTCGCCGCGCAGCTTAGAAACTGGAGCCTCTAAAATGTTAAACTCTAATTGTGGCATCCCTCTTGCGGATAATGATGCCCGGTCAGCAGATGATAAAGTCGTCTCAAAAACAAATTTGGTAAA